CCTTGTTTCTGGATCTTCCCGCAGCTGAACTTGACAGAGTCCCAATGGCTGATATCGTCAAGAAAATCGAGGATGTTATCTCCGCAGAACGCCCTGACGAGATTTTCATTCCTCACCATGGAGACATACACAACGACCACAAAACAATAGCGGCAGCTACAATGGTTGCCGCAAGACCGAAAAAGTTCAAGAAGCCCGTTAAGATCCTCAGCTATGAGGTTCCGTCTGAGACTGGATGGGATGTTCCAAGTCAAGAAAACGCCTTTATCCCGAATGTCTATGAAGATATTACCACTACAATAGACAAAAAGCTGAATTCTGTTGTTATGTACAAATCACAAGCTGAAAGTTGGCCCGGGGCGAGATCTGCCGGAGCCGTTAAAGCTTTAGCGGAATACAGAGGAACCACAATATGTGCCCCTTGCGCTGAGGCGTTCCAGCTTGTAAGAGAAACACTGTAATTGAACATGAAAAGGGACGGTCAACATGGAAAAGCGAATTGAAGTTTGCAAGATGAGAGCCGGAGATATCAAAACCGGCTTCGGGAATCCCAGAAAGATCAGCAACAAAAAAATGGAGGAGCTCGAGCAGAGCATGAGCACCTTCGGAGATTTCGGGATTTTCCTCATCGACGAAAAGAACAACGTCATCGGCGGAAACCAGCGGTTGAAAGTTGTCAAGAAGCTTTATGGCGATGACGCCATGATCGATTGTAAACGGCTCATCGGATATTCTCAATCCGAGCTCAAGGCGATCAACATCAAGGACAACACACATTCCGGCGAATGGGACCTTGACCTGTTGGCCGACTGGACGTCTGAACTCGTTATGGATTTCAGTGTCGAGGCTGAGGAGAAGAAGCAGATCGAGGAACGCGAGATCCCGGAGATGGAGCTCATCCACTACGAGAAGTACGATTATGTCATGATCGTATGCAACAACGAGCTGGATTACAACAATCTTGTGAGAGCGCTTGGCATCGAAGGCAAAAAGGTTCGGATTTCCAAACGAAAGATCAACGCCCGGGCTGTCTGGTATCACAAAATGAAGGCAAAGGTCATTCCCTATGATGAGCTGCCCGAAGAACTGCTCGATGATTCCGACATCAAGGCGAGGGATGGAGGCCAGCAAGGAAGAAACTGCAACAGACTTGCTCCACTCAATGGTTTCCAAACTTACGCATTCGTAGATGACTTCATTACAGACCCAGTAGAAGGAATCCCTGTTTTTCCCAAGATCGAAGACGTCCCATCCTTCAGGGAGCACAAGTATATCGTTGCCGTTGGGGATCTCGTTGTAAGGAAGATGTTCATTGCCAAGATCGAAAGCCTTGGTCTTGAATGCGCTAACCTCATCGACCCTACTGCTGATATTGAGCCCGGGGCAAAGATTGGGAAGGGCAACTACATATACAAGTTCGCAAGCGTGTACGCCTCGGCTACGATTGGCGATCACAACATTATCAACTGCAAAGCCGTGCTTGCTACCGACAGCGTTATTGGCAACAACTGCAATATCTGCATGGGGAGCAACATCTGCGGCGCGGTTCATGTAGGAGACAATAGCTATATTGGGTACAATGCTACGGTCGTCAGCGGGAACAACGTAGGTGCAAACGCTACAGTAGAGGCCGGATCTGTGGTAATGGGGGACATCCCGGATTGGAACCGCGTTTCCGGCATTCCGGCTCGAGATGCCGAAGAACTATGGTAAACGTAGAGGTGGGACATGGAAAAGCCTGAAATTTTCGGAATCTATATTCCGAGCTACAAGAGGTCCGATACGATTACCACTCACAAGCTTCTTGAATACTACAAGGTCGTTATCAGGCAGAGCGAATATGAGGACTACCTCAAGACCATCCCGGCGGAAAACATCATTGCTGTTCAGGATGACCTGATCGATAGCGTTCCGAAGGTGTGGAACTGGATCATCGACAATGCAGAGGAGGACTACTTCTGTATTATCGGTGATGATGTTCCGAGGTTCTACTACCGTCTCGAGAAGAGCGAAGCCATCACAGATCCTGAGATTATCACTTCTGAGATAGAGCGAATCGGACAGCTTATGATCGACCTCAACATCGGGTGGGGATGCGATGATGCCACCAACGTTCCTTGGGGATACGATGCCGAGTTTACTTTCAAGGGGACAACCGGCGGAATCAACTGGATCAACAGGAAGAAGCTCAAGGGAAGGTTCAATGCGGAAATCGGATACTGCTGCGATACCGATGTCGTTATGCAGGAACTTCTGGTAAACCGGATTATTCTCAAACCGAAGTATTTATGCCCCGGCGGTGGAGCCGACAAAAACAAAGGCGGCAACTCAAAGAAGAGCCGGGAGAGCATGATCGCCAGCTTCGAACTTATGAAAACGAAGTGGGGCAAGTACTTCGACTACGACCTGAAGACCAACAAGATCTATGTGAGGGTTCCGCGATGACTGATGTAAGAGTGTTCTCCGGCCATCAGCCAAACTTCCTTCCATACATGGGCGTGTTCTACAAGATGTACCGTTCTGACGTGTTTGTCTTGGATGACGATGTACAGTATTCTAGGGACGGACTCCACAATGCCAACTTTATCAAAGTGAATGGGTCTAAGCACAGGATCACTGTGCCGGTCAAATACAACTTTGGAGATCCGATCAACAAGGTTGATATCTGCAACGACATGGATTGGGCTGGCAAGATGCTCAAGACCATGAAATGCTCTTACGCAAAGGCTCCGCATTTTGAAGAAGGGTACGAACTCATGGAAAGGCATTTTCAAAACATGCCCACCCTTCTGTCAGACTTGAACATTGGCTTAATCCGCGAAATTGCAGATAGATTCGGGATGAAGTGCGAGATCGTCATTGCCAGCGAATCGGTTCCTACGGATCTCAAGAAGAACGAAAGGAACCTGCACCAATGTATCGCTCTCGGGGGAACTGAGTACCTGTCGGGAGAGGGAGGAAGGGCATACAACGATGAAGAGCTATTCGCTGGGCATGGGATCACTGTGAAGTACTCCGATTATCATTCACTCCATTACAGGCAAGTCGGCAGGGAGTTCATCGAGAACTTATCGGTTATTGACTACATCTTCAATGCCGGATTTGCGATTCCTGAAGAATGGCGAAATAATTCTCGATGATACGTTAAAAATACTTTACAAATGGAATGGTTGTGTTACGATATAGTTATATAAAAACCACATCAGGAGGTTGAATATGGCATATCCGTACACAGAAAATGGCTACAACATGTTTGACATGCTTAGCCTGATCCAGAAATCCGTCAGACGATCTGACTACAACCATGCAAGCTTTGCAGCTAAACAACTCAAGGGGCGATACCGCAGTACAATGTGGAATCGCCTTTTTGTCACTGCATCTGAAGATTGCTTCGGAGTATTATCAAAGGAACTCGTAGAGCTCAGAAAGAGAGACGAAGAGGATCCCAATGATGCAAACCTCAGTAACGCCCTTGCTCTTATGTGCAGGGCAAAGAAAAGCAGAGATGCTTGCTACTTCGCTTGCAACTTCATCCTTGCAAATAGAAAACCGAGAGATTTCGCTTTCTCCGAATCTGAAATGTACGGTTTTCATTTGCGCATGAATGCAGCCCACGATCGAATCATCGGCAATGCCGGGTCTGGCGACTGCGATCAACTCTCCATCGAGGAAAACGGGTTTAAGGATGCAGACATAGACTACTGCGATCTTTTCTGCGAACTCAGTGAGGAGGATATCGCTGCTGCATACAACGGACTTGCTCTCCAGAAAGCCCTGAAACACCGGGACATGGACATGATCGGTTATCATACGAACTTCTTTCGCGAAAACTGCAGAGAGAAGTTCTGGGAGACGCTGATCGATTACACCACTGCCAATGACGGAGATCTCTACAACGAGATCGATGCGCTTCGGATCTGTGATGAGGTGGTCAACAAGAGAAAGGCCCCGCTGGACAAGGACAACATCTTTGTGGCAAAAGCGATCATGCTGCTGTGCTACTTTGAAGATGAGCGGTTTGAATCTGTATTATCAAACAAGATCGTAGAGTTCAACAGGCTCATCGACTGGTCTAAGTGGGATATTCCTTCCATAGAACGGTCGAGACTCGTGAATGGCGAAATCCCGGAATGGGTATATGACTGCCACACCCTGAAGGGGAAGAAGGCGGGCAAGACAGACTGGGACATGACCGTCAGCGAGCAAGCAGCCCTCACGCCTCTGCAGTTGGCATACTTCGATGAAGCAAGCTGGCTGTACACTTATGAGCAGGACGTGGAGATGGGGGTTCTCGATGAGGTGGGGATGAAGCCCATCCGGGAATTCGCAAAAACGCATCCGGTGAATCCCGTGGAGGTAATCCCCTATGAGTGAGCCGGAAAGAAAGTCCGATAGGGTCCGCAGGCTGGTGACGGAGGGAAGATACAAGGAAGCTCTGAGAATTGCCAAGGATTTCCATTTGGGTATATCCAAGGAAGACTCCGACATCATGAAGCGGGGATACGAATGTATGGTGTGGCCTGACTTTTATATGCAGATAGGGAAGATGCCCTCTGAAATCTCGCAAAAAGCCATAGAAACCGTGCAACGACTGTATGGAATAAAATCAATCTAAGAAGATAAAAAGTGCTTAGAAACAGCCTCTACGACCAATGCGTAGGGGCTGTATTTTTTGAAAAGGCTGGTGAAACAAGTGGACGAAAATAAGGAACGGAATGACGCTCCTGAAACGGCGCTTAAAAGCGCGAAGAAAACGCGAAGAAAGCTTTCGCCTCAGCTGAAGGAAAATCAGTACACCAAAGGGTCTGAAAAGGCGAGGGAGAATGGCCGAAAGGGCGGGATCAAGTCCGGCGAGTCCAAGCGAAATAAGAGGGATGCCAGAGAGTCTATCCGGTATATGCTTCAGCTGTCCGCCAAGAAGGGCTGGGAAGCAAACCTCAAGGAGTTTGGGGTTGCCACCGAAGAGCTGACCAACATGAACGCTCTTAGCGCCAGACTATTTTCAATGGCTTTGAGTGGAAACCTTGATGCCTATCTGACCCTCATGAAGATGGGTGGATACGATCCTGAAGAAATCCGTAGAGAGCGCGAGAGCATTGCATCCGATGCCCGCCGGGACAAGGAAGTCAATGCTAAGGTGGAAGCCCTTGGCAATGGGCCAGAGGGATCTAGCGCTGCGCTCAACATGAATGACGAAGAAGGCAACAGCGATGTTGTTATCTATATGCCTCAGATCGAGAAGTTTGACGATCTGGAGGAAAAAGATCAAGAAGGCAAGACTGAGGAGTAGTTTTCCAAACTCTGTTCGGAAGGGGTGATGAGTATGCCACAGATCCTGAACCCGCAGGAAGGACCTCAGACACGGTTCATGTCTACCCCCGCGAGCATTTGTATCTATGGCGGCTAGGAGCAGCCGGCGGAGGGAAAAGCTTTGGATTGCTCATGTCTGCCCTTCGGTACAAGAATGTACCCGGGTTTGGCTGCACCATCTTCCGAAAGAACTTCAACCAGATCTTTGCACAGGGCGGTCTGTGGGACGAATCCATGCAGATCTACCAAGATGTCAGGGGAGCTTGTCCGAAATTTGCTCGAGGACAATGGCTGTTCTGCAATGACAAAGGCGAGGTTTTATCAAAAGTCACGTTCGCTCATATCGAGAAGGACGAGGACGTCCATAAATGGCAGGGCTCTCAGATCTGCGAACTTGGATTTGACGAGCTAACTCATTTTACGGAGAAGACCTTCTTCTATATGTTGTCCCGTAACCGATCTGCTTGCGGCGTAGAGCCGTTTGTCAGAGCAACTTGCAACCCTGATGCGAATTCGTGGGTGGCAAAGTTCATCGAGTGGTGGATAGATCCCGATTCCGGGTATCCAATACCCGAGAGGAGCGGAAAGATTCGGTGGTTCATCCGCCGGGACGAAGTTCTGTATTGGGCGAATAGCCGCAGAGAACTGTGGGAACGATTCGGCCTTAAAACAGAGGAAGAAAAGAGCGAGCCCAGATCTGTCACGTTCATAATGTCCAAGTTGAGTGACAATAAGGAACTCATGAAGGTGAACCCGGGCTACCTAGCAAACCTAAAGGCGCTGTCCCAGATCGAGAGAGAACGCCTTCTTTATGGAAACTGGAAGATCAAGGCTGCTGCCGGCCTTTACTTCAAGAGATCCCAGCTTGGAGATATTCTCAATAGCGTCCCTGCAGATGTTATCCAGTGGGTAAGGTGCTGGGACTTGGCTGCTACGGAAAAGGACGACAAGGGAGACCCGGCATATACTGCTGGCGTCCTTATGGGAAAGCGGAAGAATGGACGATATGTCATCGCCAACGTGGTCAACAAGCAGATGTCTGCATCTGACGTCCGAAAGACCATCAAGCTCACTGCACAGTCTGATAGAGCTGCCTATAAGCGAGTCCGAGTTCGGTTACCACAGGATCCCGGACAGGCTGGCAAGGAACAAGCGGAATCCTACATAAAGTTCTTGGCTGGCTTTGACGTTACGACTGTGGCAGAAAGCGGAACCAAAGAGGCAAGAGCAGAGCCCATGGCTGCACAATGGCAGGCTGGAAACTTCGACATTGTATACGGCGAGTGGAATGAAGAGTACCTGCTTCAGCTCGAAAACTTCCCTGATGGAAAGTTCAAGGATATGGTCGATGCTTCCGCCAACGCTTTTGCCGAGATCGAAACCAGATGCGCATTCAACCTCAGCAACCTGATTTGATTACCATACCGGAAGGAGATATAAGCGTGGATAAGATGACACAAGAGGATCGCATCAAGCACTATGCGCATCTGATTCAGCGTCAGACTGGCAAGGCTGTGCGACCGTACCGTGCTGACGGATACGTCAACATGGTTAACCGGTATGGCACATCGAAAGATTCATCCGAGCAGTACGACTTCATACCTGATGCACCTGTTGCCGATGATGTGCTTGAAATGCACTATGAAAACAACGGTCTATTTTCCAAAATCATCGATATGCCTGCAGAGGAAGCCATCAAGCACGGCTTTACCCTCGAAGACGTAGAGGACGGAAAGTTGGCTGACTTCTACAGTGAGGCTCTCGATGAGCTCAACTGGGAAGAGAACGCCATGACTGCTGTCAAGTGGGCGAGATTGTTCGGAGGGTCCATTGCCGTCATGCTCGTGAACGACGGTCGCGGGCTCGAGGAACCTCTCGATTGGAAGAATATTCAATCCATTGACGACATCC